CCCTGTGCCTCATCACTTTGAAGCATTTCCTCTGTGCCAGGAATAGCACCAACAACAGCCTCAGCAATGCCAGGAGCGTATTGTTGTAGAGGATTCATACCGGTGGGAGCCATAGTACCGGCTTGTTGAAAAGCCTGTTGCAAAATTTGACTTGCTGCATCAGGTTCTTGAACCTCCTCAGATTCCTGTACGGGAGCTGACTCAGCTTCTACCGGTTCAGGTACGGGGAGAAACTCTTCACCTTGACCTACTACAGGATCTGGATTCTTTGGTTCAAAATTATCTTCTAGATTTAGTTCCATCAAATCAGACCTCTAATACGTTGGTTGTATCTCTCTTCCCGTAGGAATTGTTTATAAATTTTATTCAAATCTACCAAAGTTTTACCTCGTTGTCCAGCATAAATACCACGATTGGTTGTGCTGTGTGGAATGCTAGCCCATTCAGGTGTAAGTTTATCCCAGTCCTGTGTAGTCAACTCTCTGTCAGGATTGACAAGACGTTGTCTTACCAGTTCTAGCGCTGCTAGATCTTGGTTTTCAGGAGTCATTGGCATACCTTGGCGGCCAAATGATGTACCCGCCCAGGTTTGTGGCATAAATTGGTAAGCACCATATGCTGCACTAGAAATACCATCTTTATGAATTACACGATCTGGATGATTGCCAGTAGGAGGAGTATACTCATAACCATAGTGTGTGCCATAGGCTCTCGAACCACGTTTATCAGTACCTTCTGCCCACATAAGCGTACGCAGCAATGCACGTGCTTCTGGAGTAACTTGTTGAGCGGCGACATATGCTACTCGTTCAAAGCTAGGAGGATCAATACCTTCAGCAGCAGCTGCTTGTTTGAGAACACCATCCTTTGTCCGTTGTACTTCACGCGGTCCCATCCGGTGAATGTCACCGAATCTCTGCATAAACTCATCTACAGGGAAGTTAGACAGGAACTGTGGATCAGCAAGACGCTCAGCTAGTTGTTGATTCCTTGCAGGGATTTCAATGTTACCAAGCTCGTATGTGTTAAAGATACGTTGAGCAGTAAGTAGTTGACCATCGCCACCTAGAGCAGCAATTGCTAGGATAGCAGCAGGGATACCCTTACCTTTCTCAATAGTAGATTTCATTTTTGTTGCCTCGTCTTTAGAGATAACTTGAGACAACAAAGCTTCGTTAGTTACAATAGATTTGTAATCTTGATTAGTTGACCTGGCTACCTCTTGGATGGTTTTAATTTTACTATTAATTTCAGCATAAGTTTTATTAGCTGCATCTGTTCCTACATAACCAGAACTGGTTTTAATTTTAACAGTATTTGTAAATGTACCAGTTTTTGGATTTCTATAAAAAACGCTATCAGGATTTGTTTTTAATTTTTCAAAATCTTGGATGGCTAAAGCCAGTGCGGTGTCCTTGACACTTTGACCATTAATAGTGCCTGTTTTGTACACATCATCTTCAGGTCGAGCAGTAGCTAAAACTTGATCAAATTTTTGTTTAAGTAGAGATTCCCATTCAGCTAATAGGCGAATCTGTCCCTGTGTTTTAACAGAATCTGTAGTAGTAATTTCAAGGCCGCCTCCACCTTCTGGTTGTGTTGAATCTTGTTGTAACCAGGCTGCACCTTCTTTGAAAAGATCTTTACGAGCTTGGAAGGCTTGGTTCTTCTTGTTTACTTCATTAGCGCTTTGATACTGATTAAACAAGTCTTGACCATATTTTAGCATCTCATAGTCGTCGATAACCTCACCTTGATTAAGACGAGTTTTAAGTTCAGTCTCAAGGTAGTCTTTAGCTTTATCTTCAACAGTCAGACCATCTTCCATATATTCCAACATTTTATTAAAACGTGGAGATTCTATACCTTCCTCAAAAGCTTTGTTACGTAATTCTTTAACTGTTGCATCACTGATATTTAACTCACCAGTTCTAACTCTACGCAGTGTTTCACCCATCAAAGCATTGGAGCGTTCCTCTTTAAGGTCATCGAATGAACCAGCATCTTCTTGCTTACGAGCATCAAGAAAACGTTGCATTTGACCAAAAAGATATTTATAATCAGCGTGATCACCAATACGTTTTTTAGTAACCGGATGGATCTCATCCTTCCAACCATCAATATTTTTCTGGTTAAAGTCACCAGCTTTGATAGCTTTTTCAAGGAATTTAAGCATATCTGAGTGAGTAGATGCTTTACCAAACGTACGCTTACCATTTTTAGGAGACAGCATAGCACGACGTTCTACATCTAGAAACTCTGCGTTACTATAAAGAGAATTATATGCTGTGTTACGAATCTCCTCACCTTGCAAGTCACGGATCTTATCAACCATACCATTCAACGCCTTCTGACGTGCTGGTGCTGATTGATTAACCCAGTTTTGGTACATACTTGCTGGAGCACCCATCTGTTCAAACATGTCACGATAACGATTGTCGTGAGCAAGAACTAAAGCTTGTGCTTCAGCATCGTTTGAGATAGGACCAAAATCTCGTTGGAAGGTTTCGAGACTGGTTTTGTAATTTTTAACTGTGTTCTTTACGAGACCGTCAGCAACTTGTGCTTGTTGTCCCCAATCAAGTTTTGATAGATTATGCAGTAAACCAATTTGACCAGATTTGTCAGCACGTTGCATTAAGCCATTGACTTGCTTCGTGATCTGAGATAAATCCTGACCATTGATGGCCATCTGCTCTAGTTGTCCCTGTACTTGATCTACTGCTTTCTTTCTACGTTCATCAACTCTTTTATCAAGTTCAGCAAAACCAGCTTTAATAATAGGTGAGAAAGGAGCTAGTTTTTGTAAAAACGTTTCGTCCTGTCCACCGTATAAAAGCTCTTGCTTATCTAGTTGATTTTGTAGTTCAAAGTAGTTTTCGTCAAGCAGGGATTGTGTTTTAATTGCCTGTGCCTCTTCCACAAACGGCTGCGCTGCTTGCTTAGACGTATCTGGCATACGCTGCAGCTGAAGGGAAGGGTCAAATTTTTCTTTTTGGTACTGTACCGCAGTAGGGAATACCGTTTTCTTTGCAGACATTTTTTAAATCAACCTGTGTTGTTAACTTGGTTCAGTGCGTCATCTAATGTAGCACCGCCGTCACCTGTGTCAAATGTTTCACCTTTAAACAGTCCAGCTTCGTTAGCTGCTCCAAAAGCAGACAGTGCCATTTGTGGAGCAAGTTGGCCAAAGGATAGACCTTTAGATTTAAGTGAGCTAGGTGTTTTCCAGCGTGGCAGGTTAGGTGCAGAAGGATAACTCCGCAGAGTTGGTTTGTTCTTCACCTGTTGATACATAGCAGCACGTTGTGCATTACCTTGCATCTCTGCCTTTTCAATATTACGAATAATAGCACCGATCTGACCAGCTGCATTACCTTGCAGTCTGCGTCGTGCTTTCAGCATACCACCTGTAAAGTTCTTAAGTTCTGTAAGTTTAGCAGAAGCGGAGCTAATACCGCTTGCTGCCAGTGACCCAGAACTTTGCACATAATTTGTTAACAGGTCTAAATTCTCTTCAAGAAAACCTGCTACTTCACTACCAGCTTGGAGTTGTGCCATTTCATAAGCATAGGCTTCTTCTTTTTGCAGAAGACCGATGTTTACGTTATACGCTTCTACGCGGTTGTTATGAGCAGCTACAAGACCTTTGTTGTAAGCATCTGTTGATTTAAATGCAGTATCAAACTGACGCATTGCTTGCGCCCGTTTTTGATTAAACTGCATTTTAAGAGTATCTCTTTGCTGCTTCCTTTTTTGGTTAGCTGCGTCATTTGCTTGAAATTGGTCTAGTAGTTTAGGTGCATAGTCTAGACCAAATTTAAGTGCAAATGTTCCTAGTGTTGCAAGCATCAAGCCCTCCTGTAGTAGTTAGTAGCATATCGACCTTCCCAGTTAATAGACTCAACAGTCGCTGGGAATGCTGTATTACTTTCAATAGTAATAGTTGTGTTGTGATTACGTTGATACACCGGTACGTGGTGTACAGCACTTTCTGTCATGTTCACACTGTTAAGATTGTATTGACCAACAGGTGTGACAGTTAACGTACTGGTTCTTACTGGGATACCAATAATATTAATCTTATAGTCAATCGGACCTGTAAGTCCAGTTTTTACTTTAAGTTTATGGATTATCAATTCTGCTTCTACATCAGCGTCAACTTGTTCTTGACGTGCTTGTTTGTAGTAGATACGTGGCAGTTCTACAGACATGTTATATTTATAACCAATAAACACATCAGAACCACGCCAGTCACCATCTACTTCTACATACCTACCGTGTGTTGCATCTGTACCCTCAGTCAGTGTAACAGTATCCTCGTCGAATACCTGTGACCGATTGCTATACATCACAATCACTAACTTCTTATCGCTAAGTTTGTTTAGCGGTAGGAAGACTCGTGTTTTGTTTTCAAACGTTCCGCTAACAATACCACGATAGATAAAGAATGGTTTATCATCATAAAGGTCTAACACAAGGTCAGTCTTTTTACCACTCTCTAACGTCAATACACCATCGGTAGAACTCTGTGCTACATCAAACGACACAACAGCTGTTTGGCTTTGGTTTGTTTTAATTATACAATGAAACTCGTTGCCGTCAAAGAATTGATGTAATAGAGTTCCAGGTAGTTCCCATTTATACCAAGATCGGCTAAGCTCTTGTCCTCCCATACGAAGGTAACTGAAGTGGAACAGAGTAGTTTCACCAACTGTACCAAAGGATACAATACCAACGTCAGGTGATCCGACAATAGAGTTTACAGTAGTAGGTACCAGTTCTGGAACTGTCCTTGTCTGCTCAACACTCTGAGGAGGTTCTAAAGCGTTTACTTTTAGCAGCTCAAAGAGTTTAGTTGTGCTCTGTGTTTTAGATACAAAGGCAGTAGTAGAACCAAGGCTAATAGCTGGGTTACCCATATCTGCTTCAAAACCTGCTACCTTGTTAATTTTAGCAGTGGTAGGAGATAGGATGTCAGAGTCAGTAGCCAGTAGATACTGACCAGTTTTACCGTACAACAGCAAACCAGCAGTTTCTTTACTTACATAGTTCAAGCTTGGGCTATCACTGTCGGATACAGAGATGTTGATAGGATCATCGTCACCAGAGGCTACAGCAGATTTAACAAAGAAATTAAAGAACTCCCCAGCACGGCTTAGGCTTACATGATCTTCCGTAAGGAATCCAAGACGGTTACGGTAGACAAACATGTCCTTGATGTAGCTGTTAACACCACCAGGAAGTGTGACAAAGTTAGGTGTAGGGTTAGTAATTTCATCACCAACTAGACGGTTCTCCCATCCAGTCCAGGGACCAAAAGAGAAACTGCCGTTAGTGTTTACAGTCAGTGCGTGAGGAAGTGTGTTTACATCGAGAACAGTTCTAAGATTAAATCCGTTAGTTTCTACCCAAACACCTGTACTAAAGTTATTACCGTCTTCTGTTTCAAAGACAAGGTACATGTCATCAGCGTTTACATCTAAGCTGTTAACTACTTTTACTTTATAACCATTACGTAGTTGCAGTGGTAGATCGGATACACGGTTTACTTCATTACGTAAAGTGCTAATAGAGTTATCTGTAGGACCAGAGACAGTCAGTTCAAACTCACGATTATTTAAAGCACCTTTGGTCCTGATGTAAATACCATTACCAGATAGGTCAAAATCAAAATTGTTACCAAAATCTGAATAAGCACTTGTAAAAGATGTATTAAGTAACGTACGAAGTTCAGCAACTGTGTTGTTAGTGCTGCTATGTGTAGCTGTTCCGGTAATTGTACCGCTGGTACCAAATGAGGTATCAAGGTTTCCACTACCATCAGCAAGTAACAAACTAATATTTACGGTAAAGTCACCGTCACTAAGAACTTTAAAGAATACAAAACCTGCTCTAAAATTCTCTGCGTCAGTAGTTGTAGTAGTATACTGTACAGCTTTCTTAGGATTAAGAACAAATACAGTATCTTGAAATTGGAAAATTTTTAGCTCAGAAAGGTCAACCTTTGCACCAGCTGTAGAACTAGTCTCATCCCTGAAGTAATTATCAGTGCCGTTAATAGGCTGGATGCTGGTATTAAATGTTGGATAAGCTTCGTCTGTGTCTTCTACTTCAGCATTGTAAGTAGTAACAAGAGTATTGTATGTAGTTTGTGCAGTATTGTACGTGGTATAAGGAGTACCACCTAGGTCAGCTTCATCTTCGTCAGTAGCTTTGTCAACCTTAAGCAGCTCATACAGTTCGTATCCAGTCGGAAAAGCATCCATCAATATAGGATACTCGGATGTTTTTTCTACACCCTTTTTATAAGCAATAGCTGCATCACTACCTTCACGAAACTCACCAGTTTTAAAGATAACATCTCCTACTGTAGTGTCAGTAGTATAGAGGGTACCAGTCATTGTGTTACCGGCTCGGATGTAATCCTCGTTACCAGCAGCATCTACCAATACAGCAGAGTTAACAAACTGTTTAACATTACCGTTGGTGTATGTAGTATCAATAGCAAATAGGTCAGTCAGCTGATCTTCAGTTTTCTGATACTCAGTATAATAAGCTTTCTGTGCTGTTTGGAATGTAGTAAGTCCTGTAATTTTAGCACTGAGATCTGCAACTTCTGCATCGATAGCAGTCTGCAACCCATTCCAGGTACCGCTGCTGATGTAACTACTTTGCATGTAATTGTCTAAGTTGACAGCACGTGGAACACCGCTGTCTTTAAACCACATGTTAATGCTTAGCCAATGCTTATCAGTAGCAGCATTATTAGAGTAAGAGAAATCATTGATCTGTCCAACGTATGGTACACCATCAATGTTAATATCAAACCACTTCTCTGTGGCCCCGTAGTGCCTCGTCACGGCACTTTGACCAGCCGGTACGGCCAGACTACCACCGGGGGTAGCAGCACGCCTTAGAGGGGCTTCTAGCTTTGCTCCAGGGCGCTTCATCAGACCCAGAGCATACTCGGGAAATGCGTTCACGCAGTCACGTACTTCTCCGGGAAATTTTTTAACATCAGGTTGCTGGCTAATGCCACGCAACAGGTTCGGTATCTTCTGGGTTAATGTCGTCATCGTGCAAGTGCTTTAAACGGTTGGTAGCTGCTGTAGTAATTTCCATTATCATTCCAACCAAACATAGAATAGTCACCCTGGCGGGTTTCATATTCCATCAAAGCAGCTTTGGTTTGTTCCTCGTCAATCGAAAGTACCCTAATCAGATCGGTGTTACCAACCAGTTTAGTTGCGACTTTACGTGCAGATTTAGCAATGACGTGTGCTTGGAAAGCGTATGGTAAATTATTAAACTGGTAAAAATAGACAACATCACAATGAAGGTGATCGCCAGTTCCGAGTATCGTTGCTGGAAATTTAAATTCATCTCTGTCACTATGTTTATGGTGGTACTTGTCATAGAGCTTACCATCTTTTACAATGATAGCAAAGTTATCTAGATGGGCTTCTCTGTTAGCATCGATTTGTAGAACATCATCAGGAACAGGAATCTCATCAGAGCTGTTCGGTGTAAATTCTACATCATGTTCTGTATTAAAGTACCATCCCTCTGATTGTACTTCTCTGCTTACATCTCTTAGAGTCTGCAAGACTGTATACACTTCTGGGTTTTGTAGATCCAAAGTGGTGACAGGGGCCTGTCCCACAGCACTTAGTATTTGATTAACTGCATCCAGTTCGGTGGACACGGCTTTATTAGGATTAGGCATGTCGTATAGATATAAAAAAAGGGAGCCCCCGGTTAAGGAGACTCCCAATGAGTAAAACAGAATAGTTATCAGGCGATGTCGATAACTTCGTTTTGAGAAGTAGAACCGGTACGTGCGGTAAGCTCGGAGGAAGCCGAGATAGTACCAGGAGTACCTTGAGTACCAGTGCGTCCACCTGCAGTCAGGGAGATAGCGCCAGCACAGTTCAGGTCAGAGCAACCCATAGCGAGACGGGACACGATCAGGTCACCCTGATACATGACACTCACGTCACCGTTAGTGGTTTGAACTTCAGGACCGATAGCTTCGACCACACCCACAGCATCGCGGTTGTAGATCAGAGCTTGAAGAGAACGGTTGTCAGCATCTGCGCCGGAGGAACCACCATAGGTGTTGTTCTCACCGCTCACTGCTGCATCAAAAGTGCTAGGCATGTTGTTGGTTTTCAAAATACGAATACCAGCAATGCTGTACACACCTTTACCGCTTTGCAGGGAATCACCAATCTCATCACGGTTGATCAGGTCATTGCTGTCAACGGTGCGGAGCAATTGATAATAACTGGATGGCGACATAACAGCCACACGTCCGTCAGCAGGCACGTTAGTCTCATCCATACGCTGAGCAGCGCGGAAGAAACCTTCGACCAACTTGTCAGCGTGGGTAGATTGACCAGCGCGAGCAGCGAAGCCAATCTCAATCTCGGTGCCACAGTTAACATTGGTGCCAGTAGAAGCAGCAACGTTGCCAGGCTGGCGAGCAGCGCGGGCGATAGCACGGAAGATGTTCGAGTCATATTTATTGGCGAGAGCATAGCCCAATTTACGGGCGATTTCTCCGCGCAAATCATAATGAGCAAGAACTTCGTCAAGATCATAAACGAAAGTAGAAGCGACCAGCAGGTCATCCATGATGATCGTCTTTTCTGCCACGGCCAGTTTGTTGGAGGTAGAACCGCCTTCAGTGGTAGCACCAAGGATGGGCTTACCAGGCTCATGGTAGTAACTTTCGAGACCGCCCGTGAAGATGAACTGCATAGATTTGCCGTTCTTCAGGGTGCGACGCATAACAGTGTCGCGTGCGATCGTTTGGTTCTGGTAAGCTTTAAACAGCTCACCGCTAAATAGTTTCAGATAAGTTGCGTACTTATCAGAAATAGATTGTACACCAGCAGGGTACGTAGTCGTTAGGGCACCATTATGGGTACCGCCAAACGACCCAAAATTCATATCAGCCATTGATATAGTTAATGAGAAGGTTTACGTTTAAGTTTACCTTCAAGCGCTTGAAGTATTCAATTTGTATTGTGGTCTATCCCACCGTCTAGACGGCAGCAAGGTGTCCTCCTCAGAGGGCTTGATGCCAATAAGCAGGGGAGGAATTGCACCTCCCCGTTAGGTCTACCTGCTTTGTTTTAGAAGGTAAGCAACGCCGCGATACTTCAGCTTGGCTTGCTTGGTAGCAGCCACTTGCTCTTTAACGCGAGCTTGCAGTTCAACATTAGGCATGTTAATCTCCAGTTGTGAAGTATCACACCCCCGTTCCATGGTGTGAGTGTTATGCGTCCAGCATGTAAGTCTCTTCTAAGAGTACACGTTGCAGACTATCTTTTAAATACTCGTAGTATTGTTGCTCCACTGGTTCTCCACCTGGCCAGTTTTTATGGGCAAAGGTGACAGCCTTGTGAAGCATCCGTAAAGAGGTGACTGTAAATTGTAGCTCGTAGATGTTGTCTTCCATGTTGGATGAACGTACGTTACTTAGAAAGAATACTTGAACCCGGCTTTAGTCCCAACTCCAAGCCCTTCGACTTCGAGACCTTCAGAGGTGATAGCAGAGACTTCGCCATAGGCGGAGAGACGCTTAGTAACACCGACGTTCAGGCCGACTTTACCAGAGGCAGCGCCAACTTGCTCAGCGTCATCCGGGAAGGACACAGCAGGTCCACCTTGAATGTACCAGCTGGAGCTAGAACCGAGAGCATTCTCATAACCAACATGGGTTTCAAGGAGAGCACCTTGGTAGTCCTCACCGGACCAACCTTGGTTTGCTTCAACGTTTACATAGGGACCAGCTGCAGCAGGAGCAGCGAAGGCGAGAGTAGAGATAATAAGGAGGGTGTTTTTCATTTCTTTTTGTTGTTGTAATTAGATTTCTTAGTTCCTTTAGCTTTGGCTGCAGCTTTCATCCCCGCTGCAGTGTAGGGAAATTTTTTACCGTTAACGTTAGGCATTAGCTTTTTGCAGTACGAGCAGCTGCCTTAAAGTTAGCAGCGGTGGGCCGACCTTTCTGGCCAGCACGCTTTGGCTTCTTACCCTTGAGTCGGGCAAGGTGGATGTTCCTGTACAAGCCAGGCTTCATCTGTTCCAAGCGTTTAATTTTTGCGGCTTTTGATTTTGCCATCTAGCATTTCCATTTACGAAGTGCAAGTGCCTTTCTGGTAGGCTTACCATTTTTACGCATCGGTCCCTTCACTCCACTCATACGAGCGCAGAAGGAACGCTTACGTCCTTTTGCTTTTTTAGTT